ATCAATTCTGTAATGGTTGATCATAATGGTAGAGAGATATAAGTACAAGTGTATTGATGCTTATGAGGAGCCGGAGAATCCAATGGAATGGTTGCCGTGTCCACGATGCGGCCTCCGGCCTCTGGTCTGGGAGTTCGATAACGGGAGAGCCACGGCGTGCGGATGCGGGACAGATTGTTATAGTCATTGGAGCGTGCAAGCGGAAAGTATTATGTCGGTCATAAAAAGATCTGATAACAGTAAGTCGGCTGAGGCGTATGATATTGATGAACTTAAAAATAACTGGAATCATTGGGTGAGGACAGGGGAGATACTGTTTACGCCGGGAAATGGGAGATGGTAATATAATTAACAATTTAAGACATGGATCATTATTTGGCTACAATTCAAACAATATTAGATAGATGTGATGATAACAACACATCTCCTAGTATTGATGACATGGAGATAATAAAAATAAACCTATGCAGAATAATTCAAACTCGTTACGGAATAACTCAGTTATGGCTCATCCCGTTGATAGAAAGAATACAGAATGCTTGTTGTAGGCATTACAATGATGTTGATATGTTATGGGAAAATTTTGTTAAAAAAATGACTGAATAGGAGAGATAAATATGAGTACAAAAACAAGTAAAGAATATAAAGCGATAAAGAATTATATCCATAATGAGCTTGGACTTACCAAGGAAGATATAATCAATGCAATTAGACCTGATATAAGACAATATGTTGAGAGATGTATGCGTAATACTTACGGGGATGATAATAATCTAGAGCGATGGATTAAGGTTATGGTGGAGAATAAGCTTAAAGAAAGAGATTTTAATGTCATTCCAAGAATGGTAGAAAAAGTATTACAAGATAAGATGTTAAACAATATAGAGATTATTATAAGAAACAAAGACTTAAATGATTGAAAATATGGGAAATAAGGATATTTTAGATAAGGCAAGGATGAAGGGCATGAACCAAGGGATATGGCTGGCGGTTCAGGAGCTAGTCTATGCCGGGCGCTGGACGCAGGCCGCAGAGGAACTGGTGTCTTCTTGTGGATTGACCGAGGATGAATGTAGGAAGCTGCAAGAAGAAAGTGGATCATTCAATGATGAGATGCTTGAGTTTATTGACATAATATTTGGGCATAAAGATATGATAAGTAAAGAAAATACTATACATATAAATATTAAGCATCATGAAGTAGGGGAAATCTTTAACTATAGAGCGGGTATGTCTGAAATGACACTGAAAGTAGTTAAGGCGAATGATGAATGTTCGGGATGTGTTTTTAAAAATAGTTTGTATAATTGTACAAGATCAAATTGCATGGAATATGAAAGAGAGGATGGGGAAAGTATTAAATACATAATAGTTAATACAAATGAATGGAGAAAATATAATACCCAAGATAACGGATAAGCGTGGGATGTCATGGAATCAACCTCATAGGAGGTACATAGAAATCGATGAAGAGTATGCCTTAATGACCAAACAAACCTTTGAGGGTCTTAGGGAATATTCATTGACAATTCCATCAGGGAAATATGAAGGGAAGATGTGGAAGGCTAATAGAGGAGGTACATGGTATCTATATTGGTATGATCATGACGATAATCCGGAGATGATTAAAATAGAACGAAGAGAAATATTGTTACTTAATTAATACAAAATAATATGGGAGATAGAGTGCAAGAGGCTAAGGAAGAAGGCATAAGACAAGGAATATGGTTATGCATACAAAGATTGGTACATATGGAGCAATACGATATGGCAAAACATTTTATAGGGTCATTTGGATTTGATAGAAATGAGTGTGAGATGCTATTGGGCAAGAATGGTTCGGATGATAAAATGGGATCATTTATTATTCAGATGGTATTTAATAAAGGCGATAAGATAATCTTGGATGATATAGGATATCATAAGATAGGATCTATATTTAAATACAATATCGATTCGAAAGAAGTAGAACTGGAGGTGGTTGAATCCAGTGACGCTAGTTGTGAAGAATGCGCATTTAATAATAGCAAGAATTATTACTGTAAGGATACCTATTGTATTGATGTAGATAGGAAAGATGATATAGACGTTATATATAAAAAGGTAAAAAGATCATGAGTTTAATAGATAAATTAGAGGATTTGGTGATCAAAGTAGACACCGAATACCAACAGAAGATGGAGGCGGTGATCCGGGAGATAGTTCCGGGGATGCCGGAAGGGAACGTGCGCCATGCCGCCGAGTGTATGTGTACGGACAGGATGGGGAGCATGATGGATATCGATATTTATATATTAAAGGAAGAGGATAGACCTTACGAATGCCATTATCTAAAGGATCTGCTGGAGGATAGGGTAGCTAGAATAGCCAAAATGCATGAGGATGAAAGTTATACATACAATATGGATGATAATTATTGGTGCGCCACATGTGGATCCCATTCTCATAAAAAGGATTCCAAGACAGGGTATTGTTGGTATTGCGATACAGTTAATTGGGTTAGGGAAGGTGGGGCGGATGTTGGAATATAAAAACAAGCAATTATATAACAAGGAGAAATAAACATGGGAAGAGGTGTTAATACAGGTGCCTTGTCTCCGGTCGGCGGTATCGGGGAAATACGAATGCGAGTAAACCTGCGAAAAATAGTGACGTACAAAGATTTCGCGAAACAGATGGTCATGGCACAATGCGAATGATAGAGGAGATTGGTGATTAAAACATTAAATAACATTAAACATGAAAAAGAGTAGAAGAATTGTAAAGAAAATGAGCAAGAAGAGCCTTATCAACAAGAAGGCTCTTCGGTATATTATCGCAAACAGTAATTTATGTAAACATGCGATAAGAGAATTGGAATTAGCCGGATATGGCAAAGAAGAGGACGGTCCTAACAAATGGATGCGCGAACAGGTAATAGAAGCTGTTGCGCTGTTCTCTTCTCATGGGAACAGCGGGTTCTCGGCACCATTTGAAATCAATCTCGTCAAGAAACTTTGCAGTTTTGATATAATCTCTCCTTTGAGATTTGATGATGGCGAATGGGGAAAAATAGACTTAGACGGGAGTTGCCAGAATAAAAGAAAATCATCGATATTCAAAGAGCCGGACGGGAGTATCCATGATGTTGATGCATTTTCAAAAGTTCCTGTAAAAAAGTTTTTATTCGCCACTCGAACGTGGACGGAGAACATCCATAAGATAGGATGGATAGGAGGGTTGTTTGAGACGGACGAAAACGGAATACTCACTGGAAGATATTTTGGTAGATGTAATGTAAAAGACTATCAGAACGGATATATGCCAAAAGGCAAGAAAGAAATACCATGCAGGGAGATAGAGATATCGCCGGACAATTGGATTATGACAGTTGAATCAAACAATGAGGCTTTGATTGAATTGTCAAAGATTTATGATATAGTCTGGCGACAATGCCCTTGCTTGAAAGGCATAATGGATACCAACGTTACACCGGAACTTGAAAGATTGGCATGCGAACAAATGAAGGGATAAACAATGAATGACAAATTTGTAGACATGCCGAAATGCATGGCGGACAAATACGAAACCGCCGACTTTATTGCCAGCGACCCCCGTCCAGTTCCCAAGGCGGTATTCCGGGAGGGACGCGGAGGTCAGTGGGTTCATTACTTCGTGGCTCTCGTTCGGGAATCGAAAGGCGATCATCGGGGCGGAGGAGCGGATGGACAGGGAGTTTGGTGGCAGTCCTTACGGGTGGCTGATGGATAGGCAATATGTGAAAGTATATAATTACCAAAATATAATAAGGTAATTATATACCTAAACATGAATGATAGGAGAAAGGATGATATTAACTATTAATAATGTTTATTTAATTTAATTCAAAAACAAAATGTCTACTTTTGTAGACACATAAAAATTACACATATGAAAAAGAATGAATTTGTAAAGGAGTTAGAGAGGATCATTGATATGGTTAAGGCCGAAGATGATGGTTTCGAGTATGGTGGTAAAGTTATTTTCTATAAAGAAGATGATGATAACTATGAAATCTCGGTAAGGAACATCGAGATGGATCTGACGGTAGAGGCCAATACTATGGCTAGTATGGATGATAGGGCTTTTGCCTGTCTTATGAGTGAGGTCTATAAACAAAAGTTTACAAAGGCTATAACGATATCGGAGGATGAGGATGATGAAGACAATTGATAAGATGACCGATCAGGAGATATATGATCTTACTGATGAGCAGGTAGAGAAATTGGTCGTAATAAGATGTGCGGAGGAAGGTGTCAGGTTTATGGATGAGCCTCCAGTCATGAAGACGTATGGCTATAAATCTATTTCTCCATCTCATTTCTTCTACTATTTGGAGGGCTTGAATATAGCCGTTCTTGATCAGGATGATGCTATTAAAATAGCTAAGTTCTTAAGTGACTTTGATCTATATAGGACTAGATATGATTTCACCGTATCCAATGAAAAGCTATACAGCAAATTGGATATAATTAATATCAAACATACTCCGATGTTTGATACGAAAGACGAGGAGACCTATAAGTCTATCAAGGATAAGAACGATAAGATTGAGGCGGAATATAAAGACCAGCTAGAGAGATATGAGAGAAATATGAAGAAAATGAGTAAAATTCGGGCCGAGATATGGGATAAAGTAGCCGATATAAGACATAGGATTGATAATATGAACTATCTTAGGTCGCTTTTTGCAAGGGAATATCTACCACTGGTGGATAATGATACGGATAAGGCTATGATATTTTTCAAGAAGGCTTATGGCGTGGATGATGATACGGAAAGATATATTCGTGAAGGAATAAAAGATTATCCTTTGTTTAACAATAATATAGATTAAAATGCACAATTGGTTTAAATGTACGGTTTCTTATGAGACCGATGCCGAGAACGGCATGAAGAAGAAGGTAAAGGAAGAGTATTTAGTAGATGCCTTTTCTTATACCGAATGTGAGGCTAGAATCATAGAGGAGATGAAGCCATTCATATCCGGTGAGTTTAGCGTTGATATCAAACGATTCCGGATAGCGGAATTGTTTGCCATGGATGGAGACCGGTTCTATAAGGTCACGGCTGATTATATTACGATAGACGAGAAATCGAACAATGAGAAACGCAAGGCGTTTAACTACATCGTTCGGGCCAATGACCTTGATCATGCCAAAAAGAATTTCGAGGAAGGCATGAAAGGAACCATATCAGATTTCGTTGTCACTTGTATCAAGGAAGAGAAGAAACTGATGGACTTCTACGAGTTTGATGGTAAGATCAGGAATCCGGAGAAACATGAGAATAGTAAGCAATAAAACTAGCTATGAGACCACATCATCCGTCGCCGAGAAGTTGATGGAGATAAGCAAGATGGAGGGTACGATTTATCGTATCCTCACATTGTCTAACAAAACTTATCTAGCTTCTAAATTAGGATATAGCAGATCGGGGTTCTATAAGAAGATACAAAACAGGAGTTTTAATATCCGGGAACTAGCTCAGATATTCGACACGATCATCAATTTCAAGGATCAGGATTGGACGAAGGGCAAAATAGATAGGCTTAAGAGGTATAGGGCTATGAGCCTTATGGAGTTCAATAAAAGTTATAAAAAGAAAAAAGCATGAAGGGTAGGATGTTACCATGTGAGAGATGCGGCAGGATGGTAGCCATAAGGAGCAAGGGGTTGTGCCCTGCGTGCCGGGCTAGGGAACTACCGCCAAAGGAAAGGACGGCGATACGGGTGAAGGCCAAGCCGAAGGGACGAAGCCTCAGCATCTTTTTTGGCGCTCATGTGGCAAGATTAAGTATGGTAAGAAGATCCCTTACGGGGATGTATATACCATGCCCCGGAGTAGGCAATATATGCCACTTATATCCTAAACGAAGATATAAGTCTGTCGCTGAGGATAATGATAATGTTATTTATTTGACGATAGACGAACACACGAGGTTTGACTATCTACTAGACACGATGGATTTTGACCGGCTTTTAGAGGAGTTCGGTGACACATGGCTTTTAGTGGCCAAAAAGATGAGGGATCTCGTACCTAAAGTCGAGGAGGATGGTAAATTAAAAACCAGATTATTATTATGGATAGAAGAAAACAAAGATTACTTCTAGCTCTCGGATACGAGGCTATAAGTGACACGATATATAATAACGGAACGATTATGGAAGTCATAAGCGATCAGGAATCGTTTGATGACATGAGAATCCGTTTATCTAAAAGGCATCATATGGTCATCACGGATGATGGAGTGGTAATAAAGGCGAGTTTTGATAAAGAAATGAATGAGCATACGCCATTATATTACTGGCGATCATCACTTCCAATATTAAGGGCATATCATACATATCCTAAATTTACCGCATTCTTTGGCATATTAGACGTTTTATCAACGGTTCCGAAGGAAGATATCTATGAGGAAGAAAAGCCTATTGACGAGCCTAAGAAAGAACCTAAGGAGGAGATAGAAATTGAATATGATCTGGAAACTGAGCAACAGTATTATGCCGCTGAATGGATCAAGGATATCCCGACACCAGTCTTATACAGAATGACCGTGGCTGGCAAGCGTGTTTATTATGAAATGGGAACTGATGGATACCCTATCATATATGATGGGGCTACCAATAATATTGCGAATGGGTATTGTGATACTTCCGGGGCATTAGAAAAATGGAAAAATGAGATGAGACTCAAGGGTAAGGACCCGGACGAGTACGCCAACTACCGGGCTGACTTGGGTACGATCATGCATTACTTATTTGGATTGTATCTGACGGGAGTTAAGATAAAACTGATTCCAACATGGATAAGAAAAGCTGTCAAGGAAGCTAAGTTGAGAATAGACAAGTATAGGATGGAGCGGATATTAGTGGATAATATGGATGAGTTGATAGAAGACCTAATATCATTCGCTATATTCTGTAAAGAAAGACATGTAAAACCTGTGTTGATTGAGAAGATGTTGAGGTCAAGGAGATTGAAAGTGGCTTCCTCTGTGGATGCTGTGGTGGAGATGGATAGCGAGCCGGAAATGGTGGAGATAGAGGTCGAGACAGGAGAGCTCTATAAGACTGGAGCCAAGAAAGGCCAACCTAAGACAGAGAAAAAGAAGATAAAGAGATGCAGGAGGATATTCGCTATATTGGACTTCAAATCAAACAGGAAAGGCAATTTCTATGACGAGTACGCTTTCCAGCTTGAGCTATATAGAAGAATGATACTGGAGAACTACGGAAAGATATTGGAGATAGAGGAGATATATAACTTCGCTCCGGGTGATCCTACCGCCAAGACAAGCCAATATAAACTGAAGAGACAAACTGATAATCCTATACTTAACATGGCTACAGTCGTATATCTCCAAGGTAAGTATAAGTTCGAGAAAACCAATTATACGGTTACATCAAGAATAGGTTCTTTGGATATAGAAAGCGATTTTGAATTGAATGGCTTGATAAGAAAAGAGTCATTGAGGGATTATATATATAGGGTGATGAGTGAGAGGAAAGCGTGATGGAGTTCAGGGAGTTTAATAAGAGCGTTCATAGGTATGAATTGGATCATAGTAAGCCAAGAAAGAAGCTGACGTGCCCGCAATGCGGCAGGGATAGATGCTTTACGCCGTACGTAGATGTAACCACCGGACAGATAGTAGGGGAGCAGTTTGGGGTATGTGATCATAAAAATAAATGTGGTTATTTTAAATACCCAACAGGCAATGAGCTTGGGAGCAATGATCTTTTTACCGATTCAAACAAAGTATTAAGGAGGTATAGGCCTCCCGTGGATCCGGATATAGCCAACTGTATCCCAATAAACAAGATGTTTGAGACGCTTAATCCTTTCGAGACATCTGATCTTCAGGATTATCTATCCAATATATTCGGATCGTATCATACCAATAGGGCATTTAGCTTGTATAAGGTGGGGATGATGAGATTCGGGGACTGGGGTAAGTGCTGTGTGTTCTGGCAACTGGATAAGAATTGGGTGGTGCGGACCGGGAAGATAATGGACTACGGGCCTGACGGGAAGAGGGTAAAGGTTCCCATGGATCACGTATGTTGGGTGCATATACTGGACGGTCAGGATTACCTGCTTAGGCAATGCCTGTTCGGGGAGTTTCTTATCAACTTCTATCCCAATGACGCTCCGGTGTATATAGTAGAGTCAGAGAAGACGGCTGTTATCTGTAACATCGTGTACCCTAGTAGGTTGTTTATGGCCTGTGGCGGTATCCATATGCTGAAAAGGGAGATGATAGAGACATTGGGTAGGAGGCGGATAGTCCTGTACCCGGATAAGGGCGACGCTTTCAACGAATGGAGAAAGAAGGTAGACAAGGATATGAGGGGGATGAATATAGAGATAAGTAATTTTCTAGAATCAAAACCCAATATAAATGAGGGAATGGATATAGCGGATTATTTTATTATTAAACAAATTTACAATGGCAAAGGTAGTTAACAATTACAAGAAATTCAAGGTGCTTGAAATAACAAGACAGGAGATGATGGATAAGCTCACCAGATATGGGTGCTTAGGTATTTGCGATATGTGTAACAGACCTACGTCCGTGGGCTATTATGTAGCGGTAATCAATCAATGGATGTGCGAGGACTGTTATAATGATTTCATCAAATCGGTTGACAGGTATGAGGAGGATATGAGAATAGAGAACAGAAATTTTGATAGATTCTGCAATCTATTTAATGTTGAGATAGAAGAAAAGGTATGAAAGAACTGTCTTTAGCCCAGAAAGCTATGTTAAACGGATCCGTATGTCCATATTGCAAGATCCCATCCACTATGATAAATACGGTGGAGGGGAAGCAAGTTGGGTGCGAGAAGTGTGGGGCTTGGATGAGATCCGATTCTACGGGTAAACCTGTAGGTAGGTTAGCCAAGCCGGA